GTCGTAGCGGGTGTAGTCGTAGCGGGTGTAGTCGTAGCGGGTGTAGTCGTAGCGGGTGTAGTCGTAGCGGGTGTAGTCGTAGCGGGTGTAGTCGTAGCGGGTGTAGTCGTAGCGGGTGTCGTCGTAGCGGGTGTCGTCGTAGCGGGTGTCGTCGTAGCGGGTGTCGTCGTAGCAGCACTAAACGTATTACCTAAGCTATTCAACGCTTGATTAAAACCCGAATCCTTTACGCCTAAAGAAGAAGCTTGGCCGCGAAACGCTTCACGGGCAGCAGCGTCAGGCGCGGATTGCATACGACTAAAAAGATTCTGTCTAGCGTTAAGAATGTTACCAGTGGCTGCTTGCGTTTGGGTTGGGCGTTCGCCCCTTCTAATGGCCGCAGCTTGAGCTTCAGCAATAACCTTAGCACCCTGACCCGCTATACGGTCAGCATATTTCTTAATCCCACCAGTCTCATTAGCCGCTGCGGCAGCAGCCGATTGTCCAAGATCTGCGGAAGCTTGATTGTTACCACTCCTTAGGGCTCTTCGCGCTTCGCGGTAAAGACGTGTGGATTCTCTTTCGTTAACAGCCATAAAGTATTGATATACTGGAGTACTTAGGTTCGATTGGCAAGCTATTTATTTTGGTGCTGTACTATTTAAAACCCATCCTGTATCCTGTAGCAATGATCCCGAAGAGTGTTCAGATGGCAGGATACAGGATTCCGATTCGGATAAAGGATTTGGGTGGTGATCCGTACGGTCAATACTTGCCTGATAAGAAAGTCATCGAACTGGATAAGGATACGGTTAAGGACAAAAAACTTTTACGTGAAACCCTCCGACACGAAATGGTGGAGGCCGCACTTTTTATTTCGGGCGTAAGCTGGAGCGAAGCGTACTGTCAGGAGCCCATCGTCCGCGCACTGGACGAGATCTTTTGGCCTGCATGGGAGCGGGTATCGGGCAAAGTCTAAGAGCCCAAAAAATTTCGTTACAGGGTACTTATAATCTTCTTCCCTATAGGTAATTCATATTAACTCAATAATTCAATTAAATAAATTAATTGAATGACATTGAATTACAATGTTTCCAGAAACTTTTCAAACTTTTCTCCCGTGTAGTAAACGTCATTCACTTGCATTAAGGAGTACTAATCGTAGATCATCTGCGAGTGTTTTGACCTGCTGACCACATCCAAATCTTTTAGTGTTCTTCTCTGCCTCATGCCGAACACACCCATGCCCGTATCCTTAATCGCGTCTACGGCAACGAGCCCGTGCCTCTGCCGTGCGAGATCGAGTGCGACGAAAGCCGCATCCGCTACGTCGGGCGACTGACCTGCTCTCTGTTTCAGTTCCGCTTTGGTTTCCACGCGCACCCGCAACGTGCCCGACTTGACCATCTCGTATCTGCGGCTACACATCTCCTTTGCCAGATCATCACCAATGCCTGCTATCTGCTGAGTCCGCATAAATTCTTTGCCGACGAACCAAAGTTCAGAGACTCTATTCGTGTACAGCTCTTCACCAGTAAGCTGGCTGTTCATGCTCACGCGACGATCCGATGCTTTGCCGCCGAACTGCACACGCAAGAACTGATCAGACCACTCGCCTGCCAGAACGTCGCAGAACGGTGATCCTGCACCCGTTGAGTCAATCGCTACGTTCTCTGGCTTGATACCCAACCGCAAGCAGTTGTCCCTGATCTGGTGGACAATCTGGTACGTTCTCGGCACAGCTCTATTTGTCGTATCGTCGTTTAGCATGATGCAATCCTGAAACTGAATCCCGTACTGCCCATTCGTAAAGTTGCCTACAGTTGCCGTGTACATTACTGTGCGGTCACCTCCGTTTGTAAACGCTGGATCAACGCCTGCGATCAGAGTAGTGGGACCAGAGAACTCCATGCGCTTCATCGCCCCCGCCTTAATCATCTCAGACTCCCCGTAGATACCCTCTGCTTCGTCTGAGTCAAAGAAGACAGCACGAACCATTCGGTAGTACGCACGGCTGTTCTCACCCAATAACGCTTTGTCCTCCTCGATCTTCTCAGTCGTTGGCAAGAACGGGTACACCGTGTGTCCAGCCAGCACGTTGGGGCTGCGTTCACCGTCTAGACGGATGTACTTGCCACCCCACTTCGTGACCCACTCGTCGTCCACTTCTGGTGTGATCGAGTCCCAACCGTCTTTCGGCGTAGACCAATCCCCGAACGCATCGAACCGACTAGACGGGTTACTCGCACCCTTAAACTCAAAACGCGGGTTCTTGCTCAAGTTGGCAAGTGCTGCTTGTTTGATAGCGGGGGATAGTTCTCCTAATTCGTCCCCAATTAGTATTACGTGTTTCTGTTTAAGACCGATGAACTTGCCGATAGCCTCTCGCGTCCTGCTTTTTTCCGCCGCGATAAGCGAGAGACCCGCTCTATCGAACGTCTGCCCGTTTTCGTCAACGTAGTTTGCCGACCCGATAGAGTCCCGAATGTTGATCGGCGCACCGTCAATGACGGACAGCAACGAGATAACGGAACCCCATACCCGCTTACGAGCTTCCCGTAAAGTCGTCGAAGTCATTAGCACAAGGGTGTCCCTCGGCGCAGCAAGCCAACTGATGATTCCGTATCCTGCAAGCGTATGGCTCTTGCCCGAAGAAGCAGCCCCGCCAATTGCAAGATACTTGTTGTTGATGCACTCGTGGATAATCTTGTCCGCCCACGGATGACGTACGAACATATGTTCAGGCAGGTCGTCCTTGTTCCACAGCAAGTCCGCTACTCGCCAGAAATAAAACTCCCGCGCCTTCGGTGACGGGTGGTTTGCAAAGCCCCACAGTAGGGCAGTCAGGGTGCTGGTAACAGGAATCAGGTATCCCCCAACGTCCATCCTGCGGCTCTGCGAATCTATTCTCGGTTCCAGTACCGACTTGGTCGTCTTGTCTGGATTAATTTTCTTAGGTCTGCCCATGTAACGAACACTACTGTATTAAAAAAGGTTTGACAAGATGTACTTTTAAAGCCTACTACTACGTTAGTGCTAATGACTAAACCTAAACCAAAGACAAGCAAAAGAAAAGTACTGGCTTCTGAAAAGCGCATATCTAAAGCTGCACGTTTTGAGCGGGTTAAAAAACTTAACGCTGAGGGGTGGCACAAACAAAGAATCGCAGAAGATGTAGGCATCAGCTACGACACGGTGTGCCGCTACATAGAGATGGATAAGCCTATTGTCCCTGAAGTAGAACTCTTTCAGAATAACTTACAGAAAGCCATCACCGACCCCCGCATAGACGCACGGCATGAGGAGCAAGAAGCCCTGATAGAGATTGCCGAAAGCCAGTCTAGCCCATCCGACAAGTATCAAGCGTACGTTGCGGCATCGGCAATCAAGATGTTGCGCGACAACTTGATGAACGTGCGCGGCCCACGGACTGTGCGTGAGTTATCCGAACTAGACCAGCTTATCCGCCGCAACTTAGGTCTTAACCCTAAAGGTGGTAGCAGTACTGGCAGCGGTCTTTCTATTGATATCTCGATACTTAACAACGCCAAAGCCGCAACTGGCGGGGCTCGTGTTGTTGTCGAAGCGGAGGAGGTGACCAATGACTGAGTTTAACGGTGGGTCTAACGACTTTGTTGAGGATGCAATCGCAAGCCTTAAGACAGCAGATAAATCCTTTATCCTGTTAGTGATGAACTCTAAGGACAACATGGATCTGTACGATCATCTAACGGACAAGTCTAAATTCTGGCTATCCATGCTCCTAACAACAGGCGCGTTGGATTCGATGATTGTCGAAACCCTTTCCGAAGACTGATATGGCTTCTGTTATCGTAGGGGTGGACAACGGAATTAGCGGTGGTTTGTGCGCCATCTCCAGTTGCGGTCAGTCAGTCATATCGTACCAACCGATGCCCACCATTTCTATCGGGGATAAGAAAGAAGTATGCGTAAAGGGTGTCCTGCAGTATCTCGATTCATTGGGCAGGGACATCGTTGTCTGCATCGAAGAGCCGCTACGTCACGCCAAGAGCTCTCAAGCCATGCGCTCGATGAGCATCTCATTCGGCAAGATCGACGGTGCGTGTGCTGCGCTACAGTATTCTTTGAAGCGAGTGCAGGTTAAGGAGTGGCAAGATGTAATGTTGGGTAAGCGATTAGCCAAGGGTCAGACCAAAGTAGTAGCCCTTAACAAAGCGAACGCTTACTGGCCCGACGAACAGTGGCTTGCCA